TCCTTCCAAACTCAACAAAATATGCGTAATCTGTATCGAATCCTACTTCCACATCGAAACTACCCCTTGCATCAACAACCTTACCACTGTTTATCAACTTGCCTGTTGCAATGCTGTTGTTTTTTTTAAGATTGCCTTGAGCGTCAGCGAGGATTTTCATGCCTACCTTGTTTAAACCATCTCCAGCAGCCTTGTTTACCTTCTGCGAGAGAGAATTAAACTTCTTGTTTAAAGCTTCTATCTCACTGCTTCTTATTTCGAATCCTGTGTTTCTCATAGCTGTGTGGTTGTTGGAGCAACAGTTGTAATTGTCTCAATAATATCGCTGCTCATCAAAAAACTTCCTGTTATTACCTGAAACTCACCTCTGAAATTCGACTTTCCGAAAGCGTCAGTAGTTACAATAGAGCGAGGAGTGATAGTGCTTTTGTTATATACTATTTTTTTTATTTCAAAATCTACTTTCCTTATCTTTATGATTACAGGGTAAGCGTTGCCCTCCTGCTGGTAATACAAATCTCTCGTCCCAGACAGTATCTCCACACTCGCAGGGAAGATACCTTCAGAGATGTAAGTGATGACCTCTTTCCCATAATCGCTCTCTGTAGAGAAAGCAGAGAAGAGCTCCACACTGTCGAGAAACTGTCTTGCATTAATCATAAAACATTTTGTATTTTACTCAATATCTTTCCTAAAACATTATTGTCTGCCACTCCGTCGAAGAGAGCAGAACAATACTCTAAAACATTGTGCTTGTAAATCTGAATGTTTATGTCGAGCGGTTCAGTGGTGTATTCTATAACAACATCTGAAGGTTCTGAAAAAAATATTTGGCTCTTATCACAGTCTTCTTTGTAACTAACATCCTCCCCTGTTACAGCATCCTTGCAGCTTACTATAGTCTTAACAGGTAACAGATACAGTCTCTGTCTTGTCACAGCTCCTTCTGTAATAAGACGCAATGTGTTAGGAGATAATGAAACATTAAGAATGTCCTCTACTTTGCATATAGCAGACAGGAGCATCGACGAGAGCTCCTCATCCCTGCCCATGCCTGTTATGTTAGCATAAGTCTTAACATCCTCAAGAGTTATCTTTTCAGATATTGTCTTAGAAATCCTCTGAAGTCGCATATCTCCACATCTTTTTCTCAACCATCATTTTTACAATAGGCGCTGTACTTTCAATGACACTACCTGCCTTCAGCCCGTCATGTTCAATGAGAACGACGGCTTTGTCGAGGAAGACAGTAGGCTCTGCCTTATTCTCATAAAGCAAAGCCTCTTTCTTCTCTTCTACATGCTTGACGGTTTTATTAACTTTTTTTATTGTCTTTGCCATCGTATTTTTATATTATGTCCCTGATGTTGTCGTAGGAGCAATTGTTGTAGTAGGAGCTACTGTTGTAGTAGGAGCTACTGTTGTAGTAGGAGCTGCTGTTGTAACCTCAACTACAGGAATAGGCGATGAAGCTTTTGTTACAGAAGCTATTGCTGTAGCAATGCTTGAACACCATACGTTTCCGAGCTTTGCGTAAGTAGGAACCACAACGTTTCCTCTCCAGCGTAGATACAAAACATAACTATCAGTAGAAGCAACCCTCTCTATCTCCATCTCGATAAAACCTTTCTGATACAGCCACAGAGTTGTAGGGTCACAGACAAGCAACTCGTCTGTTGTCATCTTTGCTGTTTCTACTATAGTACAACCCCTAACTTGCATCTGTCCATTCGGGAGGATATTCAAGTAATCAGCAATCTTGCTTTTAAGACTGCGAAGCTTTGTCGTATTGCTCGGATGAACAAATGCAATGGTACCTACATACTGTCCTTTAGATTGTATGTTTATCTGTGTCTGACAGGCAAGGATGAGGTCTGCAAGGTTTGCGTCTTCCAGAGAAGCTGTAAGTCCAGCTGTAGCAGCATTGAAAGGAGTAGCTCCCTGTGTGCTCAAGCCGTACACGTGTTTAGTGTTTCCTCCTCCATCAGCTCCGTCGCCCTTAATTATCTTCGTGTCGAGGTCGTTGAGGACAGCCTTAAGAGCCATGCTCTGTGCCCAAGTAACAAAGTAATTCATGTCGGAAGCTACTTCCTGCGAGAAAGGAAGTTTTGCAGCAATCTTTGCTATCTCTCTATATTTCTCAACTACAGAAGCTCCATCACCAGTAACGATAGGGCTCATCTCTCCTACATAACCTACGTTGCTGAAATAAGCACCATCCATCCACATCACCCTGTTCTTGTCTTGCGGAATAGTGACAGGAGTACATGCAGCGATGAACTTGTTAGGCTCATATCCTTGTGAGTAGATAGTTGTAGAAGGCATTGTCCTGTTTACATCACCTGTGAGACCAGATGTTACCACGCTTGTAGGGTCAACCTTTATCTCAAAAGCAGATGTCCTAACCCTCTTTCCCTCCTTCAGCTCTTCCATCTCTGCCTTGAAAGCTTCACTATTTACTACTCTCTTAAGCTCTGTGCCAAAGTCAGAAGGTTCGCTTTTTGAGATAAGGGTCTTTAGCTTCTCGTTCATCTCGTTGATGCTCTTGTCCAATTTTTCAATGTTAGACTTCGCCTCTTCCAACTCCGTTTTTGTAGCGTCCTTCATCTCTTCCATAGCTGTCTTTGCTTCGGCAGCCACTTTCTTTGCAGCCTCTATCTCATTCCTCAATTCAGCTGCTTTTTTTTCCAATTCTTCCATCTTTTTCTTAAATTAAATTAGTTTCAAAATTCGTTTTGTGTAGTCGTTGTCTATTTTTACCTTTAGTCTTACCAAGTCGTCGTCAGATATATTCTCAACTTTTGAGAAAATTATTTCGACAGCTTCTGCAAGTTTCTCTTCTTCGCTTTTCTTCTCTGTGCCTGTGATGATCGCTTGAGGGTTTGCTGCCCTTGTTACAATAGATATTTCTATAAGCTCCACTTCGAGCAACTTCCTTACTCCTGTCTCTTCATTCCAGACAAACCTTTTTGTTCTATAAGCAAAAGAGACCTCGTCGAGAGCATCGTCTTCAACAAGTATAGCAACATCTTTTCCTTTGCTTGTGTTAGAAATCTTTGCCCTGAACCATAGACCTCTATCGTCCTCACGCATCTCAATAATCTTTCCGATAACATCATCCATGTTATGCTGCCAGCAGAACTTTACTCTCTTAGCATCATTCATGAGAGTGTTTGTAAATGCTCCCTGCACAACTATATCGTTATAGCTGTCCACGACACCAAAGACAGAAGCATATCCTTCAATAAAAAGGTTACTGTCTTCCCTGACAGCTTTTACCTCTTGTGCTCTTTTTATCTCATAATCCATCTCTTCAAAATTTTTCTCTACAAAGATAGAGAAGATATATAAAACAATCTGTTAAGGACTCATATATCTCTATATAACTTTTCAACATCATTTTCACTTAGGCACCCTCTGAACAAAACACGAACAGTTTATTATGTTCTCTGCAGAGGCTCCAAAGGAATCATCACGAGGAAACTCCATCTCCTCCCCTCCGACAATGAATAGCTCTGTGTCTTCTACCGCAACACCATCCATCACTTCGTGAGCAGGACGTGTGTTATTGCCGGATATACCCCATACCTTCAAGAAAGGTATATCAAGAGCTTTTATGCTCTCGCTCTGTGCGTAGCTCAATGCAGAGAGTGTCTCTGTCTGAACAATCCTTCTCACCTGCCACTCCATAACATCCTTGTAGTTGTCTATTATCTTCTCGAAGAGTGCTTGTGTCATGACTTCGACAGAAGAACCCGACTCATTCATCACATCACGTAGCTGGTCGAGGAACCAATCTCTATACGAGTCGTTGATGGTAGTGACCTTCTTCCCTGCCCTCGTCTCGACGAACTGAAGAAACCTCTGATACCAGAAGTCGTTGTCATTCTTTCTCTGAAAGAAGTCATTTACCGCTTCCCTGGCAGCTGGAACTCCGACAGAGAGATACATGTCCGGAACTATCTTCTTCATATATTCCCCTTGCAGAAGAGAAGGAGCAGAGGATAACCACTTGTTGTAAGGTATATTCTGAAGAGCATCTATAGCCTTTACAAGCTCTTTCTTCCTCTCATGATAGATTACCGAAGCATACTTGTTGCCCCTCTTCAGTGCTTGTAGCCTCTGTCGCTGTGCATGTGTCCTGTCTTCTATAGAGAGTCTCTTCCTCATTGATTATTCTCATTAATATCGAAAGCCATAGGGTTGCCATAGCTCTCTCCAAGAGAAGTAGTAATCTCGTCAGCGAAAGGCTCGTTTACAGGAGGGAGCTCCAGGAGAGCCCTCCTCTCATTTATCGAGGTACCTGCCAGCTTGTACACTTCGAGCATTACACGAGGGTCAGCCCTCAAAATCTCAACCTTGTCAGTGTTTATAATAAACCTCTCACCAGCCTTCAATTTGCAGAAGTTACTGTAATCCTCCAAGAACTCGTTCAAGAGAGGTATGCCAGCCTGCTCGTAGATAGCTTTCTTTGCTTCCTTAGCGTTCTCATATTTTGCCTGTCCGAGAAAAGTGTCCACAGAGATTCCATAGACAAAACACAGAGCATTTATAGCATATTTGCTTGTGTCAAGGATAGAGAGGTCAGCCGGTGTGTCGCCCAAGCGAAAGACTTCTATAGGGACACGAAGTATCTTGTTGTAGTTAGACCTCATCTTGTTCATATCCTCTTCCAGGTTGTCAGCATCAATCTTGTTGATGCCTACACTGTCTGCCTTAGGAGTTATTATATTGCTTACCCCTCCCTTTTTCAAAGCAGTATTCTGACGAGCCAGAGCACTCTCCAATACCTGTAAGTAATTAGCTGCTGAAGCAAGAGGGGAGAGACCATAAAGGCTCTGCGATTTTGTGTTGTAGTCGAAAGACATCATCACATTGTCTGTAGTCATTATCTCATTAATGTTAGCTTTGCCGGACAATTTAAAACCCTTTATAGGCTTAGTAGCTCCCTCTGACACTATCTCCACGTCTTGAGAATTCATCACGTACATACTTGTGAATCTATCAACCTTTAACCCTATCCCTTTCTCGAAGAAGACGAAAGCATCACCAGTTAAAAGCCTGTTCACTGCCCACGCCTTGATGAACTTACCTTTCGTGAACCTGTCGTTAGGCCTGTTTAAAAGGTCTGCCTCCCAACGTTTTGTCAGTACTGTCCCTTTGCTGTCCACGAGCTCTACATATTGAGCCAGCTCCGCAACAGCATTGCCTATAGTAGTACCCACTATGCCTCTAACAATAGCGTTTGTCTCATAAGTCTTTACTAACTCTGCTCTATCATAAGAAGAGAAATCAATCCACTTAGTGTAATTTCCAATGTTCCTGAAGAGCTCTGTGAGATATTCGTTGTTTATGTTGTCAGAGTAAAACCCTTTCAGCTCTGTCATCTCCCTAAAGAGTTTATTCCTCTCCACTTCATTTTCCTTTTTTATAGAGAGAAGCTCATCCTGCATCTTCTCTATCTTCTTCTTTCCAAAAATATCCATCTTTTCTACTATTTAATTATTATCTTGTCCATGTTATATCCATTCCTCATAAGATGTGTATAAACCCCGTATCTGATAGCATCAATAGAGTGGTTGAAAGCATCTACCGGAACGTTTTCAAACTCCCTGTCATCTCCTTTCTTCTCTTTCCACCTGTAGTTGTTTTTCTCATGTTCTATGTTATCTCCTATGAACATAACATCGAAGTTATATAAGAAGAATATCTGCGATATTATTGAACCGTCACCCTTTATACATCTCAAAGCGTTAAGACCATATTCCCTCAACTCCCGTATCGACTTAGGCTCTGCCTCATCACAGTAAATCTCCATGTTACATTCAGAGATGTTTTTCAATCCTCTGCTGACCTGCATGAAGATGCTCTCTGCTGCGCTCTTATAGATGTTCTGTATATCTGTCTTCAGTAGAGAGACGTTCTCGTTGAGCTCATCGATATGAAAAATCCTGCTGTTGAGAGGATATATATTGTGTATCTCTTTGTTATCTATATATTCTATCTTGAAATCTACATGCACGTTACAATTTTTAACAAAGATAGTAATAAATTCATCATCTATTATAACACTCTCTTTTGTCTTTACGTCCTGTCTTATAATCTTCGCTATATCGCTATTCATCAATCCTTTCTGATAAGCTACCTCGTAAAGATATATGCTGTTACTGTTTCTGTCATAAGCAATACGTACTATAGAGGTAGGGTCGTTTGTGAAACCGAAGTCCAGACCGTACCAGAAAGGCAGATGTGAAGGAAAAACATTTGTCTTCCTCCAAGAAGGGAAAATCATCCCTGCCCTGTTCGTTCCTCTCTCTCCACAGCCATAAATCTTCCAGCTCTCAGGGTCTGTATCTTTCAACCTCTCTATCTCACTTATTGTCTCTTGTGAGAGATAAGGGTTGTCCTTGTATGTAGAAACCATTACGCAAGCGTCATCTCTCTCAAGCAACTCGTCGTATATGTAACTTACGACCATCGAAGGGTTGAAGTCTATTATCGCAAAACACTCTGTTCGTAAAAGTAGCTGAAGAAGTTTCTGTCTCTCTATCTCGTTTACTTCATTAACGAAGAGTACATCTCTCTTCCTTCCTCTTACCTTCTGCTCTTCGTCGACAGAGAAGAACTCTACAAGGTTGCCGTTGAAATGATATTCAAGAGCACTCTTGTTGAAGAAGTCATCAGACCACAGCCCAAGACGCATCATCTCGTTTTGAAAGTCCCTAAGCACTGTTGCTACGATAGATGGTCTTGTAGCCCTGACGACAGATATAGTTATGCCTTTATATTCTGTTATCATGTAAATGATGAAATGTATCACAGCATAGGTCTTCCCAGACCTCGTACCTCCCTGAAGAGCCATTATCCTCCACTTCTTCCATTCGCTCAAGAGAAACTGAAGGTTCGGGTTTAGGTCACTCTTCTTCTTTCTGTATATCTCCGTCAGATTGTTCATCTTGATTCTCACTCACTCTCCTCATCTTAGAGAGGAAAATCTCTCTCTCTCTTGTCTTATCAATATCATCTGTGATGGCAATGTTCCTCCTGTCAGTCTGATTGAGATATTGTTTCCCAAGCCATACAAGCATCGTCTTATCACCACTCATCGCTACCTGATATTGCTTAGCTCTTAGCAACTCTTTACCCTCTGTCTTCTTTTGTGCGGAATACTCACTAAAACTCATCTTATATTTCTCCTCACAGAGTCTGTACAAAGTATTAGGGTGTATTCCCAATAGCCCTGCAATACCAGTCCCGTCACATTGAGCCTGTAAGTACTTATTCACCTTTTCCCAGTCTATATTCGTCTTGTGTCTGCTCATGCTTATAAGTTTAAGTAATCCATATTTGTTTCATTTCCAGACAAATAAACCCCATTATTAAAAGCCTGCAAATCTCTCTTTATATAGAATTTCATTTTATTATCCCTGCAAATTCTCACTGCTTCAAAAATAAATCTCGCCCAATCTATTTTCTTATCAATGCCTTTATAATTATTTATCTTACCTATTTTGACATGATCAACAAATGTTACGACTTGTTTTAATATATTTAATGATTGATTTGGAATTATAACAGGCTCAAAACTTACCCATGTTGTTACACCAAGCCGTGCAAATTCTTTTATTCCGCTGATGCGACTTTCCGGAGATGATGCTCCACTTTCCCATTTTTTACTATCAATGTCATTATCAAAAGTTAATGTTGTTCCTATTTTTATTCTTCTATCAAATGCTTTTATGATATCAATATCCCTTAATGCTTTTTCTGGATTTTTCGTAAGTATTGCGACTTTATGCCCATACCTATTCAAAATCTCTAAGACCTTTGCTGTTTCTCCATTTTCGGCATTACAATAAGGGTCTCCGGTAAATGAGAGTAATATTTGCGTGTCGCATCCTTGTAGTTTTTTAGCAGATATCTCCAAGTCATTAAAATCTTTCGGACTTACAACTTGTTCGTGCTTGTAGTCCGCATTGAATCTTCCTAACATATTAGGAACATAACAATAAACACATCCGTGATCACATCCTTTAAAATAATTCAGTGCTAATGGGCTATATTCTCTTGCCCTGCCTGCTGGTTCGTAAATTTTACACATTTTTTAAAAATATTTAGTTTAACTTATTTGTATCCAAGTTATAACATTTTTTCATTCTATCTAAAATTATTTGACAATTCTTTGGCTCTAATTCCATCATATAACAAATCCTATCAAGCTGTTCGCATGCTGCCATTGTAGATCCGCTTCCTCCAAAAAAATCGCATACCAATTCATTTTCTAATGTATAATGTTTTATAAACGTTGCTGGAAGCTCAATTCTCTTTGCCTGTTTATGCCCGAAATTTATACCCTCATTATCATTATGAATTTTTGCACACTCAACAAGTGTTGAAAATCCATCATATAAATTATTAAATTTTGTTTTCCCTTTGCAAAATTCAGCAATCAAATCAACTCGCGTCATTGGTTGATTATTACTTACTAATCTTGCAAGTCTAAAATCAACAGCAAAAAATTTACGAAACCACATTATGCCATTATTTACATTTTCAATCAATAATTTGTCTGAGTTCATGATGAAAATATGGCAATCTTCTTTTGCTGAATCAAAAATGTTTTTGGAATATGAATCTTCTAAATCATAAGGTGGATCTGTAAAAACCATATCTGCTTTATGGTTTTGCATCAACTTCTCGCAGTCTTCTTTTTTAGTTGCATCTCCGCATAATAAATAATGATTTCCAACTTTAAACAAGTCTCCATATTTTATATTCGTTTCAATATTTTCAGGAATCTCAAAGTCATCATCTTCTACCTGCTTTCTATTGTTTTTTGACTCGAAATCTGACAAATCGAGCCCCCATTCAAGTAGTTTATCTTGCTCCCAGTTGTTTGCCAATAAATCATAATCCCACTCCCCAAAACTTACATTGTCTTTAATTACAAATTCTCTCCATTGCTCTGGGGTTAAATCGCCACATCTCTTAACCCAATTATCAGGAATATCTTTATATCTTAATTCTATCAAGGCTTTATATCGCATATTTCCACCTTGAATAATATTATTATCATCCACGATAATTGGCCTTAACTCCATCATTCGCGGAAAGTCTTTTATCGACTTAACAAGGCTTTTAAATCTATCATCCTTAATTATTCTCGGATTATCAGGATTTAACTTTATTTCAGACAATTTCATTGTTGTATCTTTTTTACTGTTTTCGTTTACTTATGTTAAGAGGCATATCAGCATTTATCCATGCCAGCAGACCTGCATCTCTTGTCTCCTGATTCGTCCTTCCATTATAAGAACATATCTGACAGAACTCCTCATGTGTTATCTTCCTCCCCTGTCCTCTCCAGCTCTTGCGCAGAGGGAGAACCTCCCTGTGCGGTATGTTAAGAGCTTCGAGCATCTCAACAATATCCTTTCCTCTTCTGTGATTCTCTCCCACATTCTTTGCCACCCTCTGCCCTGCAC